TTACCCCATTCAATAAGCATAGTATAACCTAAACTCATATAAAGAGTACTAATAATATCAAATTGAACTTTATTATAAGCTCTAATACCTACGGTTGCTGTTCTTAATGAACCTCTATTTTCACTTCTAATACTAAATGAAGTAATACCTGGGATTGGTTGTAAACCAAATTCTAAACCACCAAATCCGTAAGCATTTGAATTTTGAGAAGAACCATTACGAGATATACCTGCTTGGAGATTATTATTTTCTGTTTCATTACCAAAATTAGCATAAAGTCCTCCCATCAATATATTTTGAGCTGCTAAAGAATTAGTTGCATCTCCTCTTTTACCTGCTCCATAGTCATAAATAACTCCTCTTCCAGAAGTGTAAGAAGGGATAATTTTAGGATTATCAGGATCTTCATTTTCTAAGGGAAGAAAAGTATAATATCTTTTTTCAGGATCAACATCCACTGATGATATCATTTTAACCCAGCCAGTATTTCCATTTTGCCATAATAACCATTGTGGATTTCCTCCAGGATTTCGATCACGTTTACCTTTTAATTCTTGACGTTTGTCAATTTGTTTTCTAATTTCGTTAGCAAAACCTTCACCTACTATATTTGTAACAGACATAACTTTATTGGTTTATTAATTTAAAAGTGCTTATTATTGATTGTGGATTTGCAGGTATTCTGATTTGTAATCCTTCAGGTATTAATAGTGAATTTTGAGGTAAATCTGAAGGGCTAGAGGTACCAGCGGTTGCTGTATTTGCAATTGAAATAATCCACCATAGTGAACTATCATTATAATATTGATTAGCTAGTGTATCAAATCTATCTCCTTGAACGGCATAAACATAAATATCGTCTGCAGTTAACGGTACTTGTGGGTAACGAGATGTTCTATAAACTAATCGTCCGTTTATTTTTGTTTGAGGTATTTGTTGATATCTATTCATTTATTTTTATTTTAAAAAACTATTAAATTCCTGTAGAATTATTAGGTAAATTAATAGGGTTTGATATTGTTGGTGTTGCTCCTCCTAATCTAGATACATTTTCTCTTTGAGGTCCACCAACGGGAACGGTTAAAGCTTTAGGTAAAATACTTGGGGGTGGTGTATTACGTACCGATCCTGCAATAGATGGATCTTTATAATAGTTACTATCTGTTTCTCTAGTACCATTAGCTAAAGCTATATATCTTTGAGGACCATAAGTATTACCATCTAATAGAGTAGCTTCTTGATTATAACTTCCAAGATTAGCTTCACCCTTACTATTAAATGCACTAATAGATTGTTTACTTGGTACAAAATCATGAATTGGTGTAAATTGAAATCCTGTTACTTTAATCATATGAGATAATTCTTTTACACTTTCATCCGTAGCTGTAGCTCTATCATTTATACCAATTTCCCATGGTGATTCCGCTGGTATATCATACGTAAGAGAGGTTATAAAACCAACTTGTTCGTATAAATATCCTCCTATAGTTAATTGGACTAAATTACCAGCCATATAACCTTTAGAAGTATAATCAGGAGTTATAAGAGAAGCTAAATAATTTAATTTTTTATACATCGGGATAAGTTCTTCTTTAGATTGAGCCGCTACGGTCCATCCTAAATTAATAGTTCTTGTGAAATTACTATATGTATAAAAATTTTCTCCGCGTCCTAAATATGTAAATGGATTCCATGTAGCATTATAATTATCTGAAAAATTATCTAAAAATGCTCTAAAATGTATAAATGTTTTTTGGGTTGGATTTGTATTATCAATAGCTGCTATTCTAAATTTAACTAAATCATTTACTATATGTTCATGTGAAACATTTTCACTTTGATAAATAGCCATAGCATTGATTTGATCAACCGGACCTATTCCTGAACCTCTAGTATATGATATTAAATTTTTACCTGTTCTATTTCCGGGGTTTCCTAAATTAACTCTATTTTCAATTGTTTTTCCGTCACCTAAAACATATGATGGAGCATCAGACATAACTGTGGATTTAGTTAATCCTCTTCTTAATTTAGCTCTAAAGTCAAAAGCGGTAGGAGTATAAACATATGTACTTCTACCAAAATTAATCTTAGAATCATCAGTATTATCTAAAGCACTATTTACTAAAGTATCGTTTGAAAATTTTCTAATATTTGGTTTTTCAGCTACACCTACTGAGGGACTAAATGTTGTATTACTGCCATATCGAATATTAGTTTTACCTACTCCTAATATAGATCCTGGGCCTCCGGAATATGATAAAATATTTACACCATTATTATATGTAAAACCATCAGGTATAGGTGATGTTATAGGTTGTTGAAGCATTAAACCATTATATATTAATAAAAGTCTGTTTAATTCAGAATCAGTTTCATTAATTCTTTGGTTTGTAATTCTAACACCATATAAATTCTCATTAGTAGAATAAGCGCCTGTTCCGGCAAATGGATTCACACTGTTTCCTAAACCATTTTTTAAAACATGTCCTCCAAAAGCAACTAATCCTGCTTCCGTTAATGTATTTAATGGTGTGTAGATTCCTTGATTTAATAATCCGCTTGTTTGAGTACGAACAGATAAACGAGATAATAATTGTTGTTTTGTTGTAAAAAATATACCACTTGGAGAAGTTGTATCTACAAACATTTTACTTAAACGTAAAACATCCGTAGCTGAATCTCTAGCAGCAAACACTCCTCCTCTTAAAATATAATCATTATTATAGGCCGTAAAGTTAGGATTAGTCTCCTTTTCAGGAATAGCATCAACAATATAAGGTTGTTTACTACTAGCCCCGTAAATTCGATCATGCCCATATTTAAGGGACTTTAAATTTGTCTTTAAGGTAACTAAAGGCATGTTATTGAGGTAAATTGTTTAAATATTGATCCGGAGTATTACCGTCTAAATCTAATCTTGATATTTTTAAATCTGTTGGGTATTGACTTACTTGGTCATAAACTTGTGGTTGTTTACCATCTAAATCTAATTGTGATACTTTTAAATCATCAGGATATTTAGTTTTACGATCATAAACAGTAGGTTGTTTACCATCTAAATCTAACTGGGATACTGCTAAATCTTTTTGGTACTGGCTTTGTTGATTATAAACAGGGGGTTGAAGACCTCCTAAGTCTAATTGTGATACCTGTAGATCTAATTGATATTGAGATACACCGTTGTATGATGGTGGGGTTTGTCCGTTTAAATCTAATTGTGATACTTTTAAATCTAATGGGTACTGTGATACCCCATTATAAGATGTTGGAGTATTACCATCATATGATGTTAAATTTGATCCTTGTTGTAATTTACTTAGTAATCCCATAGTATTATTTTATTATAAATATTTTATTTATTGAACTTTAAAAGTGCCTAAAGAATATCCTGTACCAAATTTGCTAGAGTTAATAGCTACATATCCTTCTTTGTGAAGAATTTGTTCTAATATCATGTTTGTTTTATTAAAATGTTCCATCAATTGACTAAGAGGAATTATTGCTTCTGGGCCAGCTTCACCTACTAATGCACGTGTTGGACCCTTTACAACACCTCCCTCAGCAAATTTAGCTATAACCTCGGATGATCCTTTAACGGCTGTATCTTCAACTGTTTTTATTTTTTGTTTATCTATATTTTCTAATTTTGCATTTAGTTGATTTATTTCTTCCTGTATTTTATTTTTTTTATTAATATCTGTTTCAGTTGTTAATTCTGATTGTTTTTTAGATAATTGTTTCTGAGCTATATCTTCATCGCTTGCTAAACCAAAAGCTAATGTTTTTCCAAGTCCTTTTATAGCTACGGATTCTACAAATTTAGTAAGGAAATCAGCAAATTTATCTAATGAGCCTCCATCAACAAAACTAGTAAATACTTCTTTTGCTTTTTCTAAAGAATCGTTAAATTTTTCTTGAGCGGATTGAGCTCCTAGATTTTTTACTGCTGTTTCTCCTAATTGGCTAGTTAAATTTTTTAATCCAATTCCTGATTTTTTTAAAGCATCATAAAATTCTACTCCTGAAAGTTTACCAGCGGATAATAGTTTCATTTGAGTATCTGTAAGTTTAGCTTTATCTTTAAATAGTTTTATATCTTCTTCAGATAAATTATATTGAGCTTGGGAAAGTTGTAATGATGCTTTTTGTGCAGTAACCATATCAGCTAATTCTTTAGTACTTATTCCTAAAACTTTAGCCATTGATTCAGCTGCTAAAAAATTATGTTCAAAATCAATAGATCCATCAGCTACTAATCTATTAATTTCTTCAGTTAATGCTACTTGGTCATTGGTAAGAGCAGCATATCTTGCTCTTTCTAAATTTAAATCACGACCTGTAAGTAATTCGGCTTCTAATTCGGCCGATATTGATTCTTCAAAATTAAGTAATGAACTTTGAGTATTTGATAATTGATCTAATGTTACTCCTAATTTACTAGCATTAATTGTTGCTTGAATTAAAGCATCCGTTCCTCCTTTTATAGATAATTTAATATAGTTGCTAGTTTTTAAAATATCTTTAAATATTTTAGCTTCATCAACTTGATATTTATTTTGTATTTTATAAAGTTTAACAGTACCTAATATACTATATTCAATATTATTTAATTCTTTACCAGTTATTGCTGATAAATTTATTAATCCTTGTTGTTCTTCACCTGATAATTTTAAAAACTTAGTTATAGCAGCAAATTGTGATACTAATTTAACTCCACTCTCACCTAATTGTTCTGAGTAGTCTATTGAGTTACCTAATAAACTATTAAGTTGAAGTTGAGCTTCAATTAATTCTTTTCTTGATACTAATTGATTAGCTTCTGTATTAGCATATACCCGAATACTTTTTGATATTTCATCAAAACGGTCTCTTACTTCACGAGCTGCATCTTTACTTATATTAAGACTTTTTCCTAAATTAGTAATTTGTTCATCGGCCTCAAACATAGCCCCTACTAACATTTGAACTAATTTAACAAGAATACCAAAACCTCCAGCCATTAAAGTTGTAGGATCAACTAAACTATCTTTCATAGTTTTACCTGTTTCTTTAAGACCTGCTTTAAATACAGATGTTTTTGTAGCTCCTTTTTTTGCTGATTCTTCTTGTACTTTTGCTAATACTTTTTCTGAATCTATAAGTTGACCTAGGATAGGAATTTTAGTAAAGCCTTTAAATATTTTACCAGTATTACCTAGTTTTTTATTTATTTCGTCTGCTTGTTTTGCTTGTGTTTCTAATTCTTCTGTTAACTCTCTTTCATATTCAATTGCTGATTTTAATAATTTATCTGCCTCTTTTTCGTTAACTAGTTTTGCTTTTACAGCAATGTTTAGTTGGGTTTGAAGAGAATTTAATTTAATTTGACGTTGTTCTAGTTGTTTTTCAATATCTAAACGAGTTAAATTACCTTTATTGAGTTTAGATAAGTTAGTTTCAATTAATGTAGACGTTTTAGCTAAACTATTCAGTCCTTTAGTAACGTCATTTTTTAAAGTTTTACTAAAATTACTTGTTGAAGTTAAAGCCTCCTCAAATATTTGTCCTACTTGAGACGATATACTACGAAGAGCATCCTCAACTATTTCTGCCGTTTCTCTGGCTTTCTTTTTTATATCTTCGGGTTTAGCCATTTATTTTTTATTATAAATATTAAAAGGCATCATTTTTTTGATGCCTTAGTAACATATGTTGGTACTTTAATATTTTTATTTTTTGATGCTTCTTGTTTAGCTTCGCTATTATTTACCCAACTATCTTCGTTTTTAGTAGGTTTCTGATTATCAAACCATTCTTTTATTTTATTAAATGTAAATTTACGAAGCCAAATAGGCATGTTGTATATATCATCGTAATTATAACCACCATTACCATGAAATACTATTTCGTGTATGGTAGAAAATAATCCCATTCTATATTCAGCCACGTTACTAGAGGTCAGGCCAAAAAAAGTTTAAATTAATCGGAATGTCGATGTCCTCCTCAACACCATCTACAACTATTGTTGTTGATAAATTTATATCCGGAGCTATATCTTTTATATATTTTCGTAATGCTCTTGAATCTGCGGCTAACAAATTATATTCAACAAATTCACGTATTGCATTTTTGTCAATACTTCCATTAACTGCTACAATCTGATGTCTTAAACGTGTTGTGATTTCGGGGGATGAATCTTTATTTATTTTTTTAAGTCCTTCAATTTCTTGATCAACTAACTCATTGTCTTTATCCGTTAATAATTTAAATTCTACCTCTACTCCTGATGTAGGTAGAGTAAATTTAAATGTACCTCTTGAAGTAATTAGTGTTGTATCAAATGGTTTTTCCGACATTGTTGATAAATCAACAGTATATTCTTCACCTTTATAACTAAATGTGTAATCTTTACCGTAACCTAAGATACGGGATGCAATAAGTAATGCATTTTTATCACCTGTTACTAGTTCACTAACTTTAAATTTATTCATTACTAATGCTTCTACTAGTTTATCTAGTACTACACCTTTTTGAATATAATTTTGGTTAGTTAGAATATCTTCTTCTTTAGCGGTCATGTACTTCATTTCGATTTTACCGCTTCTCAAAATGTGATCTTCAGGATATACTAATCCTTTTGATGGTAATTCTACAATTTCTGTGGGGAAATTAAATTTGTTTTCGCTCATAAATTAATTTTTAATAACAATTTGTTGTCGTATATAAATATATGAAAATATTATTTCCTTGTATAAGGTTCAATAAATTCCATATAAGTATTTGTAGATGAATATACTCGTGTGTTTGAACCGTATTTTTGAGCAGCAACTCCCGGTTCAGAAAAGTATCCACGTGTTGGTGTAGATGCTTTAGTTGATTCAGGATATATTGTTGGGTCGTTAGCTGTTTTATAAGGTACACCACCGTTAACCCCTGGTTGGCTATTATCTAAATTAGTAATCGATAAAACCGCAGGATTATCTGTTTCAGCGGATAACATGCTTGATTTAACTGCTTTGTTGCTTACGCTATTTAAATATGGATTTTGTGGAGTATAAACCTGAACAAAGCCCTTGAATGGACCCGGATTTGCTGTTCTGGTAGGGGTTCCGGTTGCATTAGGCGAAACATAAGGAGGTACAGGAGAACTAACATATCCTTGCATTCCTCCTATAGGTAAAGTAGTATCCTCTAAATCTAATCTAGTTTGATCAAATGAATTCTTTAAACCTTTAGCCATGTTAATGTTTATTATAAATATTTAAAATAAAAAAAGCTCGCATAAAGCGAGCTCTTTAAAATATAATTTAAACTTAATTCTTAGAAGTTTAAGATACAATAGTCCATTGCTACTTCAAGAGTAATGTTTTGTGCTGCTGCATCTGTATCCCAGTTGAATTCACCAAAATTTGCATTTACGATAAGTGCACCTTTGATAATCCATTCTGATACGATATCACCTACAGGACCTAACACATCGATTGTTAAATCTTTCTTATAGAAGTCAGAATAACCATCGCGACCAGTTACTGATTCGTGGTGTAAACGTACCCATTCCATTACAGCTTGAGCGCCTGATGGTGTTACCGGGTCAAATAGAGTCATTGTGATGTTACTCCATTTTGATTTACCTTTAACTTTACGTAATACGTTAATATGATTTAATACTACTTCTTCTTGAGTTAAGGTTACAGCTGACACCCCTTTGATAAGATATGCTGGGATACCGTCCACATACATAATAAATCTATTCTGTTGCTTCGGTTCAAAGGCGGTGAAAAATATTTCGTTTGGATCTAATACTGCCATGTTTTGTTTTATTTATTTCTTGTTTATAAATATTAATGAGTTATAAAAGGTAACTACCTTCCCTACTAAGGGAAAGCAGCTCCAGTTGGTAAAATGTTGAAATCTAAGTAAATGAATTCTGCAGTTTTAGTTGGTTGAATATAAATTTGACCAATTAACTCGTTTCTATCAATTACATCAGGAGTATTATTTGAATCATCCATAATTACTCTAAATGCATATAAACCTTGACGTTGTTGAACACTTTCTAAGTATGGGTTTACTTGGCTTAAGAATTGATTTCTTGTAGCGATTGAATTTTGTTCAAATACCAAGTTTTGAGCAACTTGAGAAATATAAGATTTAAGAGCAATTAACAAACGACGAACATTAACACGATCTAAAGCTGAAGCTTGAGTTTGTAATGTTTTCTGACCATATACTACAACTCCAGTTCCTGGGAAAGTAGCGATTGGGTTAACTTTACCTGTGTATAATGTATCTCTATTTGATTGTGATAATTTTTGTGCTGCTCTAATTACTGTAGTTAAACCACCTCTATTAATACCTGCTGGAGCGAACCAAGGTTCTGCAACCGTATCATTATAAGCATAAACACCACCAATCATTGTTGACGCTGGTACCCAAACATTTTGTCCTGAATCTGGATCTAATGTTTGTACCCATGGCCAATATGAAGCGGCGTATGAAGTATTTCTTGATGCTGCTTGTTGAGTAGCGTCAGAAATTAAACCATTATATGCTACTAAATCTAATACAAATATGCTATCTCCTCTATTTTGAGTATTGTTAATAATACTAGTACATTGAGAAGTTTGAATATTATTAAATAATCCAGGTGCTAATAATACATTGAATCTATAATCGTCTGAATTAGCCATTAAAGCAATCATGTTGTTATAGCTTCCACTAGGAATACCTTGAACATTATTTCCAGGAGTTGCTGAAGTAATTTGATTATAAAATGCTGTTTGACCATTTTGGAATAAATTACCTACTGCTCCACCAAATGATCCACTACCATTTGCTGGGATAAAACCAGTATATATTATTTTAGGAGCACCGGCATTATCAAAATAATTTGGTGTTGGATTAGGTACACCTGCTACGCGCACATAAGCACTTCTGTTTGGATAAGAACCAGATATTTCAACTTGATTTGTAGTTGAATTATAATTTTGAGTATAATCACCAAGTACTTTTGCTACGTAATTTGGAGCAAATGGGTCTAATGATAAGTTAGTCCATGTTTCTAAAACTGTTAAATTTAATGTATTGTCATTACCACGACGAATCAATAAATCAAAAGTTCCTGAACCTGTACTTGCATTAACAATTTGCCATCTGATATTATCTGAAGTACCATTAGCTAATGCTCCTGCTGAGTCTAAACTTGAACTACTATTCATTATCACACCTTTAGATAAGGTAGATAATTGTAGTGATCCTGAACCTAGACTACTACTAATAGTTGGATTACCTGTAGTACCATCTAAAGCGTTTGCTGAAGTAAAGGTACCACTTACAACTCTTGATACTAATAAAGTATCGCCACCATTATTAAAGTAGTTAAAAGCTGCAATTGATGTAAAGTAAGTGTAAACTTGACTTGCACTAGTGAATGTAGTACCAAACTTTTGTTGGAAATCACTATATGAAGTAACAATTGTTGGTATTTCTACCTGTCCTTTTACTGTAGGACCTATAAGAGCTGCACCAACAGTTACCGGATTCTGGGTGATAAATGACTGGTCATTCTCTCTTGCTAGTACACCAGGGG